GGTTTTGCTCCGCCCATTCAGTCACCGTCAGATCATCGGGCGGGAGCATTCCAGCCATCGCCTTTGCGATGACCTTATTCAGCCGGTTTGCAGCGAGCCTACTCGTCATCGCTATCACGCTCCGACCAGTCGCGGCGCTCTCTCACGCGCTCCTCGTATTTTTTCGGGTCGTAGTGATACCCCGCAAGCTCCCGCATGACCTTGTTGACTTCCTTGCGGATGACTTCGGACGCTTCGGCAGGTGTGGACACGGCGGCGACATCGACAGCCAGACGCCCGGGCAGCGCGTTCAGCGCCCCTCGGATGGTGTAGACCAAATCCTCGGTCATGGCCGCAACATCTTCCGCTCGGTGCATGGTGCCTTTCAGCTCCTCGGCCTCCAGCTTGGCGATGGTGGCCTTGGACGCTTTCATTGTGGTTTCTGCCACGCGCCGCGTTTTTTCCAGCTTCTTGTCCTCATCGTCCATCGGACCATCGGAGAGGAACTTGATATATCGCTGGACAGAGTCAGCCAGACGGAAGCAGCCCTTGCGGCAGGTCGGTACTGTGCCATCCTGCGCCATCTGCTGCACTCGTCGGGCAGACACGCCCAGAACCACCGCCAGCTCCGTTGTGCTGACTTCGGTTTCATCGGTGATTTTCTCGGCATTTCCAGCCATATAGCAAGCTCCTTTCCTTAGGGAATGCAGGACTCACCGGAATTGCACCGGAGCACCGCCACAAGGCGGCGAGGCCCTTATCCTGCGCTGTGACCTTATATTTTCGGAGGTCTTTATCTGAACTTTCCCCACATTCTCGCGGGGAGAGATGGATAAAGCGATGGGGTTTGCAGCAGATACCGCCGCAGGCACCACGACTGATGCCAAAATATCAGCTGGGGGCGTAACGAAATGCCCGATTTTTGCCTTGGTAACTACGCTTTTTTCGGGGTCGGCGAGCCCGCGGCGTGTGGGGCGGGGGTCGTCACAGTACCTTTTGCCGTCGTCGCCTGTTGCAACGCATTTCCCCGCCCTCAGCGCGACGATGCCGAGAGGGGGAGGGAGCAACACAGCCAGACGCAGATACGCCGCTCTCGTGCGATGTATGCGCCTGGCTGTGGTATTGTGTTATAACTTCGTCAGCAATTCCGCATGGCTATACCCCTTAACGCCCTTGGTCATCATGCCGAGGAAGTCATCACGCGAGAAATCAGAGAGCCGGAATACTTCTTCGGGTTTCATTCCGAGCTGTTTGCCGATCTCCTGAACGGACTTGCCCTCGTCCAGCAGCCGCTTTACGATGGCTTTCATCGGCTCGAGCAGATGTGTACCGCGAGCGCGGTTGTGTGTGACGGTGCCGTAAATATCCTCGGTCGCGTCATCATGCCGCACGATCACCACCGGCACCTTGCCTTTGAGCATGGTGTGCAGCGGCTCCTCTCCGGCTACGGTCCAGCGGTGAAAGCCGTCGATGATGGTGTAGTCGGGACGCACAACGATTGGAAGCGTCCAGCCATTGGTCATGATCGATTGCACCAGCAGTTTCAGATTTTCGCGGTTGACCTTGTTAGGGTTGTAGTCATTGGGCTTGAGCCGTTCCCGCTCCACCCATTGGAGGGAGGACAGCGGGGCGAACAGATCCACGTCAGCCATTTGCCTCACCTCCTCTCCGGAAGCGCTTGGCATAATCAGCATAGGCGCAGGATATGTCCTGGTAGATGGCTCGCAGGGTACGGAGCTTAGGGTCGCCAGCAGTCAGACCGCCGTACATTTTCTTGTAGTCACGCGGCCGCGCCATTCCGTCCATCTGAATGAACATCTTGCGGTACTGCTTGGCGATCTTCCGCTTGTGCTCCGTGTTGAAGAAGTCGCCCGGGCGAACAAACAGCATCTCCTTTAGGAGCGCACGATAGTCCTTGGTGTCTTCGCCCTCCAGCTCCCGCCGCTTCCTTGTGGTGCGGTGGAACATTTCACTGTCCCAGTACAGCATGGCAAGGTAGGCATTCGGCTCGCGCCGGAGAACTCGCTCCATGAGCGATGGGTCGTATTCGCCCAGATGCACCAGCACGGGTACGGTATCGACGGAAAAGAACTGCGACACGCGCAGCTGGTTTCGGTTGACGCCGACCTGGTACATCTGCAGGTAGACTTCGGGAACATCGACGCGCTGCTCACGGAGATACAGCCAGACATCGGCAGTCTTCCAGTCGTAGATGGGATAGATGGTGTTTGTGCCGGTGATACCCTTTGCGCCCATGTTCAGCGCCGCCATGTACTGGAGCCGCTGAATGGACTCTGCCGCACGGACGCCGGTGATCATAATGCCATCCATCGTCACGCGGGGCAGGAAAGATTGGTAGTTGTCGATCCGCGGTCGGAGCTGCGGGTGGTTGCGGATTGCAAAGGGCGGCGGCTGCCGTACCCACACATCGCGCTTGCGCCGGTCCCAGCAGACGAAGGTTTCATCGCTGGACAGCTCATTGAGGCAACTGAAATGCTTGACCTCGATGCACCACCATTGGAACTTGGCACCAGCCAGCAGGAATTTCTTCCGCCACTCCTTGGTCGTCGCCTCGATGGAGTCGAAGATAGCTTCCTCGTCCACGAACAAAACGGTCAGCTGCGCGGGGTTAATCTCCCCAGCCTGGATCAGCTTATAGGTCAGGTCGGCCAGAACGATACTGTCCTTGCCGCCGGAGAATGAGAGGTACACGGGAACGCCGTTGGCGAATACATTCTTGATCCGCTGGCGAGCCGCGGTCACGACATCAATGTCCGAGCTGATACGCTTTACAGCCATATCCGCTCACCACACTTCGGGCAGAGGATAAACCTCTTCGCAGGTTCGGCCGGAGATGCCAGGCCGCTCTGCGCTGGGGTGACCTCTTCGGCCTGCGCTGCTGCCGCTTCTTCGCGGGCTGCGTATTTCTCGCGCGTTTCGGTGATGGCCGCAGCCTGCTCCGGCTCAATAGTGCCGTATTCGAGCAGGGCATCGCTGGCTTCGTCAGCCTCCATCACCATCGCACGGAGAAGGTCTTCTTCATAGCCCGGGATGTCAAGGTCGTCCTTCAGGTCAAGAATGAACGAGTCCAGAGCGGCCAGATCGTCAACGCCCAGGTCAAAGACGCGGTTATCAGCCAGCATGAGTTTTTTCTTCTCGGCTTCAGTCAGTCCGGTCACGACATAGCAGTCGGCTTCGGTGTGACCGAGGGAGAGAAGCGTTTCATACAAGCCGTTGCCGGCGAGGATGACACCAGCTTCGTCGACCACGATGGGGCGGATCTGTCCGAACATTTCGACGGAGCGTCGGAACTCCTTCAGCTGCTTGTCGGTGTGCATTCGGACATTGCGCTCGGGGCGCTGGAGTTCGGAAAGCGGTTTCTTTACGACTTTCATGCCTGCACCTCCTTCAAGAAGGTGCGGGCGCTGTCGATCCGTTCTGCCGCCGCGCGGACGATAGAGGGGTCGATGTCATAGACTTCGCGCCAGCCGTTCTCGATACTGCCGGTCCACTGACGAGCGGGCCACGGATGCGTACCGCACAGATAGCCATTCTTCCAACCGTAGATTGGGGGAATGGGAAGCTGGTGGTAGTGGATATACGCGAGAATGTGCTCGTGACGCCACGCCGCAAGCGGGCTGAACCGTGTCACGCCTTTGCCATCGGTGTAGATATTGCTGTTGCGACCGATATAATTGCCGTCCGCGCGCCGGCGACCGAGAATGATGATGTCCAGCTCATGCGACTTGAAATAGATCCTCTGTGCTCTGTGCTGAACGATGGAGAACCAGCGTCCGGCCGCAGTGGAGTCTTTGGGGAAAAGCATCTCGGGGTGCTTGGCCAGCCAGTCGATGTCCTGGCGCGTGTTGATGACCTCGCATCCATCGGGCTTGTGCTCCTCAATCCACGCCGCAAAAGCGGGATATTCCAGGTCGCACACGCCGATCATGCTGTCAGTGACACCAGCCGCTTCGCAGAGCTTGCCGAGGACAATGCTGTCCTTGCCAGCGCTCCACGCATAGGCGGCGCGCTTCCCGGCGGTCGTGGCCTTGATGTCAGCCACAGTCGCAGCGGTCAGTTCGTCCAGCTCCTCGCGGGAAACGGTATCTTCGATGGTTGCAACGGCTTCCAGCCATGCACTGTTGTCGATGCGCTGCTTTCTTCCGAGGCTCATGCCTTCACCGCCTTTCTCGAGGCGATGGCGGCAACGATCCCGCTCGACAGCACTGTTGTCAGACTGCCAGCCGCTTTTACGGCGGGAAGCCCTGCGAGATTGCCATAGGCGAAAATCGGAAGCCCCACGCAAAGCGCGGTCAGAACACCGATGAACACACCTTTGCCGGTCAGCTTTTTCCCGAGCAGGGTCATCACCGTAGGCAAAAGCGTCGATGCGCGGAGTGTGCCATAGAACAAGAACAGGTATGTGACCGTCAAGCCGGGAATGTTGGCAATGGCGATTGCCACGGCCAGCAGACAGAGCATGGTGCGCCGGGAGGTCTGCACCGTGTCCTTTCCGATGCCAAGCCAGTCAGTTGTGAGCGACGCGGCCGCGCAGAGATTGCTGTCCACCGTCGAGAGCAGACCGGAAACGATCATGCACAGGAACGGGACCAGCACCCATGCGGGAAGCAGTGAGGACACGAACTCGAAGTTGACCATGCCGGCATCATTTGCAATGAAGCCAGCGCCAGCGGCGAGAAAGCCGACCGTTCCCATGGAAAGCGGAACGAGGGCAAAAAGAAGCGCACCGGCGAAGAATGCTCTGCCGATGCGATCTTTACGAATGGCGAACGCCCGCTGCCAAAAGCATTGATCTCCGAACGGGCCGGAAATCAAGCCGATAGCCATGGGTAGGCCGTAGCCCAAGAGAACTTCGATGCCGCTTGCCGAAGTGAGAGAGGTGTACTCCCCAGAGATGGAGCCGAGGCCAGCGCGCACAGTATCAATGCCGCCGGTCATGTGGAGGCTCAGTGCAACCAGCAGACCGCCGCCCAGCAGGATAATCCCGAGCTGAACAATGTCGGTCGCAATGGCCGCTTTCAATCCAGAGAAGCGAGAGTAGGAATAAGCGATAGCCGCCAGAGCAAGCGTCATGCTCCAAAACGGAAGCCCCGTAAGAAGCGCGAGCGTCTTTCCGCCAGCAAGCAGCTGCACCGCCGTAGAAAGAACGGACAGCGCGCCAAGCTGGAAAGAATAGATGCCCTTGACTTTACCAGAGTGGTATCGCTCGTTCATGTAGCCGGTCAAGGTGATGCCCTCCGGGTATTGCTCCCGGATTTTCCTGGCGAATGGGATAAACAGGATCAGACACAGCACATTCGGAACGGTGAACCAGAACATTCCCGGGATGCCGCGCGTGTATGCCATCTCTGACGATGTGAACAGCGAGGGAGCCCAAATCCAGGTCGCGGCGATACTCATGGCGGCAACTGCCGAACCAATGCGCCGATCCGCAACATGGAAGCTCTCTGCGTTGGTCGCTCTGCGAGTGAAAATCAGCGTGACGCCGATCATCAACGCCGCATAAGCGGCCAGAATGATAATTCCGAGCATTTGGAAAATCTCCTTTTGGTGATGTCACCGCTGCCCTCTGCTGGCGAACATTGGACCCGGCGCATGACCAGCGCGCAAGGAGTAACGCGCAGGCCTCAACCTCCTTTCCAAACGAATGACGGCCACCCCCGAAAG